ACCTGATAATAACACAGAAGAGTTTGAACAAAACCTTCAACAAAGACATGTCCAACAGACACAACAACTAGAAGGTGGTGGTCCTGTAGAAGAGACTGGTGCTATTGATGAAGCTGGTTCTGCACCAACTGTAGATTCAAGCAAACAACCTAGAGAAACGGCTAAAGCTGTTAAAGGAGGTGAAGGTGATCACTCATGGGGTGGTTATGAAGAACAACAGAAACCCGACCATGGACTTGCTAAACCTGCTAACGTCAGTCAAGAAGACTGGGATAATAGACCAGAGTGGTCCAGAGGCTTAGAGAACATCGTAGCAGCTGGTTCAACTCCAGCATTAGGTGTTGCTGATTTTGTCTCTGATGCAGCTGCATTAGTCCCATTCTTAAAACCTGTTAGTGAATGGTGGAATGCAAACTCCCCACGATCTAACCATCCAGCTCATAAAGCAACTAGAGATGCAGCTTCAATCATCATACCTACAATGTGGGGTGGTGGTGTTGTAACAGGTTCTCTTAAAGCTGCTACAGCTAGTATGGCTATACCTAAAGCTACACGAATACTTGGTAGTATTGCAGCTCATGCTGGTGTGGATACAGGTGTTACTGCTATATCATCTCATTCTAAAGATCAAGAGAATATAGCAGCAGCTTTGAATGAATGGCTAGGTTGGGATATACCATGGGCTACCAGAGATGGTGACAGTCCAGATGTTATACGAAAGAAGAATATCTATGAGTCAGCTGGCCTTAGTGTAGGTGTAGATTTAATTACCTCAGCATTCTCTTTAGCGAAAGCTATGAAGGTTATTCCCGGAGATGAGATTGCTGAGCGTGCTTTAGCTAGGCATAGATTAGGTTTTGAAGGTGAAGATCCTATTACTGCTAATGTCTTAGGACGTAGATCTAGTAGGACAAAAGCTCAAAGAGCTGAAGCTATCTCTAGGATGGTAAAAGACCCTCAAGGTACTAAGTATGATCCATTTATTAATGAACCATCTTTAGGACCACAGAGTAGAGCTGTATCTGATTTAGAAGTTAACCCTATCAAAGCTAAGATCGATAACTGGCGTATACAGAATAATATAGGTACCACTAATGGTAGATCTAGACCTGTAGTAAGTACTAGCTTTATTAAGAAAATGAATAATGCCACACCTTCACAAAGAGCTGAAGGTTATAGGACATTATTTGATAGAGATATATCAGCTAACGTAGGTGCTAAGATTGATGGTACAGTTATACCTCCAGATGAAATAAACCAAGCTGTTACTAAACTATACAATCAGGTGTTTAATCCTGATGTGAAGTTAAGTCAGATGGAAAGTGCTATCAATGATATGAAGCACAACTTCTACCAAAAGAAGAATTTTATGGGGGAGACAGAATGGAGAATTGTTAACGAAGCTTTTGTCGATGCTTTTGAAAACATATACAACCCTAAAGTAATGCGTGCTTCAGCTATGGTAACTAACCAAGCTGGTGGTGACATTGCAGATATAGCGACTGGTATGTCTATGATTGGCGATGTAGCTATGACTGGTAGGCAGCAGGAGATGATGATTGATAAGCTTAAACTGCTTAGTAGAGAAGTCAGAACTAACCAGTACATATCAAATAAGTTTGGTGAGTACAGACAGTTAGAGTTAGGTAACAACCCTTCTGCACTTAAGAAGTTTATACTAGATCAGAATGATAACTTTGCTAAAGGTTTACAGAGATCACAAGCTAAGGCTGATGAATTCTATCAAACACTAGAAACTATTGCTCAAGAAAACCCTGAGTATCTTAAACCACTTGCTTATGCAATGGAAGCTACTAATGGTGAAGTAGATCAAATCTGGAAATTAAATAGATGGGCTGAAGAAAACATAGGATTTATTAAAAAAGGATTCTATGATGGTAACCCTGAAGTACCTAGTTTAATCATCAAAGGTTTGAACGGTGTACGTTATAATCATATCCTAGCTGGTCTTGCTCCACTAAGAGCTATGACTGGTAACAGTATGTTAACTGCATTTAAACCTGCTTCTGTATTTGTAGGTGCTGCTGCAACAGGCGACACTGCTACAATTAAGAAAGCACTATGGACTTATGGTGGTATCTCTGAGAACTTCAAACGTGCTTATAAAGTAATGGGTGACGAGTGGCGTTTAGCTAAACAACGTCCAGAAGAAGCTATGATGCGTGGTCGTGCAGATCTACGTCAAGCTAAAATGGATAACTTTGAAGCACTCGAAGCTATGTCTGAAGTATGGAAGAAAGAAGGTAATACAGGTAAGGCAGCTATGTGGAATATAGCTAAAGGTTTAGCATGGTATAACAACAACCCATTTGTTAGATGGGGTGTTAATGCTATGTATGCTATTGACGGCTTTACTAGCTCTATGATGGCTAGTGGTTCTGCAAGATCTAAAGCCTATAACATCTTAATGAAAGAAGGTAAAGGTGGTTTTAGTCAAGCAGCTTTTGATAAACTACAGAAACGATTATATAGCCAAGCCTTTGATCATACAGGATTACTTACAGATAAAGCAGCTAAACATGCTTCACAAGAAATAGCACTCAACTTAGATAATGCAGTTGCTAATGATCTTAATAAATTCTTAGAACGATTCCCAGTTGCTAGACCTTTATTCTTGTTCCCTAGAACAGGTCTTAATGCTTTGAATATGACTTGGAGTTTTACTCCGGGTAGTGCATTAATACCTATACAAACTAAAGCTCGTAAAGTTTTTACAGCTAAAAGTACACAAGAAATGGCTGAAGTATTGATGGACCATGGTCTTGAAGTATCTGATGACGCTTTTGCTACCTTGAAATCTGAGTATATTGGTCGTCAATTAATGGGTGGTGCAGTAGTAACAGGTGCAGGTATATGGGCACTTGAAGGTAACTTAACTGGTAACGGACCTGCTGATGCTGGCGAACGTAAACGTATGATGACAATGGGATGGCAACCTAATTCCATTAAGAATCCAATCACAGGTAAATGGCATAGCTATAAAGGTTTTGAACCATTTGATACATTACTTGGCTTAGTTGGAGATGCAGTATACTTCTCTAACCGTGTAGATGAATCTATTATGGAAGACAGATTCCAGAAACTAGCATTCTCTATTAGTATGAACGTGTCTAACAAGACATTCCTTAGTGGATTTGAACCTTTAGTTTCGATGTTCTCTGGTGATGAAGGTGCGTTTAATAGATTTGTTGTTAACCAAGCAGATTCTCTAATACCATTTGCTCCATCTGGAGTTAGAAGTATTTTAAACAATGCTATAGCTCCACAGTTAAAAGATGTAGAAAACGATTGGGGAGCATTGATGGCTAATAAATGGAAATTCTTAGGTCCAAATAATTTGGTAGATCAAGTTGATATATATACAGGTAAACCAATAAGATTCCAAGAACCACTCACTGCTGCAGCTAATGCTTTCATGCCATTCTTTAAATCTAATGGTGACATGGAACCTTGGAGACAGTGGCTATTAAGTACTGGCTGGGATAGTGTAGGTACTATGAAGGTAAATCCTATCAGTAAACAACCTATGTCTCCTAAAGAAAGACAATGGGTTAACAATTGGATTGCTAAGAACATGAACTTAGCTGGTCAAATTGAAGGTATGATGAACCATCCTAGTGGGTACTGGGAGAATAAGATGAAGGAATATAAAAAGGCTAGAGGACTTAAAAAGCAGTCTGATTTTGGTCTGAAAGAATTGGTGGTACATCAAGAGTTGAACCGTATACACAGGAACGCTATGAAATATGCGTGCTCTGCTATGGGTAGATACTTTGAACAGTATTCAGCTATAGGTTTACAGAATACTAGAGTTAAAAATTCTTTACGACAAGGTAATATACCAGCAGCTTTAAAAGCAAACACAACAAAACAAGACTTACAACGTCTATTAGAATTCTAAAATGACCGTAACAATTGAAAATACTTATACGGGTAACAATTCCACCACTGATTACTCGTTCACATTCCCATATTTAGATGACTCCGATATCAAGGCAAGTCTTGATGGAGTTGACACAACAAACTTCAGATTACTTAACGCAACAACGGTCCAATTCGTAAACAATACTACAGCTAACACACCAACACCTCCCGGTACTGATGTAGTTATTAGGGTTTATAGAAGCACAGCTTATGATTCACCTAAAGCTACTTTCTATCCGGGGTCTGCTATAAGATCTAATGACTTAAATGATAATGCGTTGCAGAACTTATATGTAACACAAGAATCTAATAATAAAGTTGATCAAGCTTGGTTATCAGGCGACCCAACTATTATTAGTACTGAGTCTTGGCATACAAGTGATGACACAAAGATAGCTTCTACTAAAGCTATTGAGAACAGAATAACTGCAAAAATTACAGAACTACCAGTTAGTAATTTACAGGATGGAGCTGCTAGACAGTTAATACAAACAGCTGCTAATGGCAATGATGTTGAGTGGACAAGTAATGTAGATATACCCGGTACTTTAGATGTTACAGGTGCTGTTACATTTGATGGTTCTGTTACTGCAACTACATTCACTGGTAATGTAAGTGGTAATGCAGGTACAGCTACAGATTTAGCAGCTGCAGCTAAGGTTACTAATAGTGAACAAGCTGCTCATTCAGTAAATGATACAACATATTTCACTACATCAGCTTCTGATGCTAGATACTTCAATATAAGCACAGGTGATACCATTAAAGATGGTGACGCCTTCCCAGATAACGACACAACAATAGCTACAACCGCTGCTATTAATGACAGGATTGTTGATCTTTGTGATGATGTCGGTGGTTTTGTACCAATAGCAAATGAAACATCTTTTCCTAACGCTAACCCTGACATTAATAACGGCACTGGAACTCTTGTATCTATTAAAGCTCTCGGCAGCAACCTTACCTCTAATGGAGCTGGAGTTGCAACCATTGCTAACGGCACTGTCGGTAACTCAACAGTTACCATTAATGGTTTAGCAAATAGTACTACATATGCAGCTACATTCGGTATGATTGTAGAGACTACTGCAGTATTAAATACTTATACATTCCATAGACAGACTCCTAAAGCAACAGAAGTAACAACAGTTGCTGGTAGTATTTCAAATGTAAATACTGTTGCTAGTAATATAAGTGCTATCAATACTGTTAATAGCAATATAAGTAATATTAATACAGTCAATAGTAACAGTAGTAATATCAATGCAGTAGCAGGGGAATTATTATTCTCAGAAGATTTAGGTCTTATAACTGCATCTTTAACTACAGGCAGTGGTAACGATATTAATACAGTAGCGAATGCTATAACAAATATTAATACTGTTGCAGGTATTGATGCTAATATAACAACTGTAGCTGGTATCAGTTCTAATGTCACATCAGTAGCTGGCAATACAACTAATATAAATGCTGTTGCTGGTAATAATTCTAATATCACATCAGTAGCTGGTAATTCAACTAATATAAATGCAGCAGTATCGAATGCTTCTAATATAAACTCAGCTGTATCAAATGCTTCTAATATTAATACAGTTGCAGGTTCAATAGCTGACGTTAATCGTTATGCTAATGAATATAAAATAGCTTCATCCACACCCGGTAGTCCTAGTGAAGGAGATTTATGGTATGACAGTACAAATAATTTATTGAAATATCATAATGGTAGTAGTTTTGTAGGTATAACTAGTGGACTAACAGCTATACTACAAGACACTTCACCAGCATTAGGCGGTCATTTAGATTGCAACGATAAAAACCTCACTGAAGTAGGAACTGTCAGTGGAAACAACTTACAAATGGACTTCGGAACACTTTCATAACCATGGCTAAATTATTAAAATTAAGAAGAGGTACAACCTCACAACACAGTAGCTTCACTGGTGCAGAAGGCGAAGTCACTGTAGATACAACCAAAGATACAGTTGTTGTACATGACGGTAGTACAGCTGGTGGCATACCACTTGCTAAAGAATCTGCTCTCAGTGCTATTAATACAGATCTAGTAAATGACACCTCACCTCAACTAGGCGGCAACCTTGACGTAAATACTAAGAATATTATTCTTGGCGATAGCTCAGACGGTGCTGCAGACGATGTAATAAAGTTTGGTGATGGTACAGATTTAAAGATATATTCGGATGGAACTAATGGTAAATTTATCGGCAATATAGATTTCAACGGTACTTTACAGTTCTCAGATGGATCAGCAGCCGATGCTATGGTTTGGGATCAATCAACCAATAATTTAGAATTTAAAGATGGTAATAAATTAACTTTCGGTAATGGCAACGATCTTCAGATTTGGCATGAGGACACAGTTGGAAGTCATATAAATAATTCACATTTAAAGCTTTATATCGATAGTTATACAGGAGTTGTTTTAGAGTACAACACAGCCGCCAAACTAGAAACAACAAACACTGGAGTAACAGTAACAGGAACAGTTGTTGCAACTGCTTTTACAGGTACAGCATCCTTAGCAGATACAGTCACTGTTACTGCAAACAACACAACAGATGAAACTGTTTATCCATTATTTGTAGATGGAGCAACTGGAGCACAAGGAGCTGAAACAGACACAGGTTTTACTTATAATCCATCAACAGGTGCGTTAACTTCTACAAGCTTTGTTGGAGCATTAACTGGGAATGCGGCTACTTCAACTAAGTTTGCCGCGACCCAGTTAATTGGTGGCGTTGCATTTGATGGATCGGGTGCTATAAATCTTCCGGGTGTTAATACCGCAGGTAATCAAAACACTTCTGGTAACGCTGCTACTGCAACTACATCAACAAACGTAACAGTCGCTGACGAGTCAAGTGATACAAGTTGTAATGTCTTATTCACAACGGCTGCTACTGGTGACTTACCTCCTAAAAGTGGTACTAATTTAACCTTTAACTCAAGTACAGGGGATTTAACAGCAACTATTATTACTGATGGTAAGGGTAATGTAAGATCTATACCTCAAAATGCTCAAAGTACATACACATTAGTTGCTGCTGATGCTGGTAAACATATACTTGCTACAGGAACAATTACTATTCCTAATAGTGTGTTTTCAGCTGGAGATGCTGTGACAATTGTAAATAATACTGGTAGTAATCTAACAATAACTAAAACTATAACAACAATGTATAATTCTGCTGATGGTACTAGTGCAAACCGTACATTAGCTACTAGAGGTATGGCTACCATACTCTTTACTAGTGGTACAGTAGCATATATATCAGGTTCGGGGTTAAGCTAATGCCAATGCAACAAATGTTTTTAGGCGGTGGATTACCACCAGCCGATATAGGACAAGATGCCTACACAACTCCCGGTACATACACTTGGACTTGTCCAGCTAATACAGAGTATATTTCTGTACTTTGTATTGGAGGAGGTGCAGCTGGTGGAGGATCTACTCAACAAGGGAGTGGTGGATCAGGCGGCGGTGGCGGCGGTCTCGCTTGGAAAAATCAAATCGCAGTAGTAGCAGGACAACAATACACTGTAGTCGTAGGTGCTGGTGGTACTTGGTCTATAAGTGGTCAACAGCAAGGAAATAATTCTTATTTTATAAATACTTCAACAGTAAAAGGTGGTGCGGGGTATCACAATAGTTGTGGTGGATCTGGTAGTGGTGGATCTGGAGGTAACTGGGTTGGAGATGACGGCGGTTACGGAGGTAAAGGCGGTCAATGCTGGCAAGGCGGCGGAGGCGGCGGAGGCGGCTATGGCTACCAAGGCGGTTTTGGAACTAAAAGTGGAGAATGGTACACTACAGACGATGAGGGAGAAACTTACGCTGGTTTTCACCCATTTGGTGGTGTTTATTCAGGTATGTACACACCAACTCATGGCTATTTTGGAGGCGGTGGCGGTGGTCGCCCTTCTGGAGGTAGTTACTACTGGTGGGGTGCTGGTGCGGGAGGCGGCACTGGTATCTTAGGAAAAGGTGCTGACGGCTACCCACACGGTGGTTATGGAAGTTGGAATAATCAAAATGGTTATGCATCTGGAACAAGCTGGGCTAAAGGAGGCTATGGAGGTTCTGGAGGCACGGCTGGAGGTAACGGTAGTGTCTATGGACAAGGTGGTAATCAAGCTGGTGCTGGCGGAACTTACGGCGGTGGCGGTGGCGGTTCAGGTGGTTATTCTGGAAACGCTGGAGGTGACGGCGGTAAAGGTGCTGTCAGAATTATTTATCCTGGTGACGAACGCCAATACCCATCAACAAGAACAGCTAACGAATAATGGCAGATTTATACATCAGAGTAGATGGTGACAACAAACCGATCAACCATCCTAACTTGAAAACAGACTTAATGAAAATTTACCCAAAGCATGATTTTGATATTGGGCCACCTACAGGTTGGAAAGTATTTGTAAGAAAAAATAGACCAGTCCTTGGTCCTTATGAAATACTTGATGAATCAGTTGGGGCTGATATAGCTATTGCTTTTAGTCATAACGGTCTTGAATATAAACTTGTTGGAGATCAATATGAAGACTATTGGCATATAAAAACTATTTCAGAAGAGGAGAAAGTTGCTAAACAGCAGAAAACTGAAAAAGAGTTTATTGAAAATACTAAGTTTAAAACTTGGGTATTAAATAAAGAAACTTGTTTAATGGAACCTCCCACACCTTTCCCATCTGATTTTGCTACAGTTCAATATAAATGGAACGATACGAAAAAGGAATGGGTAGAAGCTAAAGGAGAGGTATCTACTCAAGACAATCCACCACCTAAGAACTCTATCTGGGATGAAGAAAATAAAGTATGGAAAGAAGTAACTGAGTAAATGGAAATCCCATCCATAAACTTAGGCAGAGGTAAACTTCCAAGTGCTTTAGATATGCCTAG